TGTTGGATTAGCTACTGCAAAATTAACGCTAACCTCGTTGCTTCTTTCCATTGATTCTGTTACTTCACATTCTCCACGTTTGAAATTTAATTTTCCAAAGCCATCTCCTGCTCCTGCAAAAACTAAATTAGTAATGTCGTGGTCTGTACCTAAAGATACGCTTACCATATCTTCTACCTTAATTGTGTAAAGTTCTTTTACACCTGCCGTCTTTGGGCAATTTGTTCCCGCTACTGCGGCTAAACTTAAATTTGCTGACATTTTATATATATTTTTAATAGAATTAGGGAGAAATTAATCTCCCTTTATCTATTGGTTATTTAAATCCTATCGGTAAAGTACAATATCTTCTCCATTAGTATAATTAACATCAAATGCGTAGTCACATCTGTATCTTACAGTTCTGTCACCAGTTGCTTCAAATTGAGGCAAGATAGCTACGTTATTCCACTCTGCATCTAAAGCAGTTCCAAAGTGAAGATTAGATACATTAGCAGCTACAATCGTGTTAGATGGTAGGAAAGGTAAGATAGCCATTCTCTGTCCTAAGAAATCCAATTCTTTAGCACCGATGTAGTAAGAACCCGCGCCATTAGCTGCAGTTGCTTGAGCCAGGCTGTATGCTTTTCCTAATCCTTTGTTTCCAAAGAAATAAAAGTCTGCATCATCTTCTACTGATTCGCTTAGTCCGTTGTAAACTTGCGTCAAAACAGCTAATGCGTTTGAAGAATTAATGAAAGATGCTTCTACAATACCACCGAATGTACCAAATCCACTTGAATCAAGTGCAATGCTGAAAGTAGTTGCATTGATAACTGTAATTGCAAAAGATTTACCATTTTGGTCAACAAAACCAGTTCCAGTTAATCCACTTAATGTAATTACATCTCCGTTGCTAAGATTAGAGGTGTCTGAAACAGTCAAAATTGCTGATAAGTCTGTACTCATATTAGTTACTACTAAGCTACCTACTCCAACAGTTGCATCTAATTTGTTTACATCAGAACCCGCTTCCATTAATGGAATAAGACCAGATACAACGTTAGAAGATGCTGAAACTGTAATTTTAGATAATTGACCTGCTGCTACTGAACCTCTCCATATAGACGCATCAATAAACTTAGAACGGATACCAGCTTGTTGCTCAATGATAGCTTCTTCTAAAGATGCTGGAGGAACAAAGTCACCTGCTCTACCTCTTGGCTGCTGAGATGCGTACCAGGTAGCGTTCAATGTAGAATAGTCATACTCTACTGCTTCCATAAAAGTTTTTGGATCAAGATATTTCTCGTCCAAAGTAAAAGCACCAGCAGAACTGAAAGCAGCCGCTGAATCTTGTACGTTAATTGTGTTAGCCATAGTCTTAACTACTGCTCTTGAATCAATATCTGTGTGTACAGTTACCAATCCTTGTTCAATCGTCTTACCTCGTAAAACCGATTGTGCTATTATGCCTTCTAAATCTTTTCCAGCATAAGTGTTTGTTGAAATTGTTGGTGTTGCCATTTTTTAATTTATTTAATGAAATTTTGAAAATTATTTAAGTGTCGTTGCCATACTGGTGTATTAGCGTTATTAGTTGCAGATGCTTTTTTAGTTGTCGTAGGCTCTACAAGATTTTTGATAGCTTCTTTTACTTCGTTTTTGATAACGTCAGCCATATTCTCTTTTTTGGATTTCTCATCTTCATCTTCCATATCCTCGTCATCTCCGTATTTAGCTTCTACCTCTTCTGCTTCTTCAACCTCTTCAGCTTCTTCTTCTTCCATTGGCATCATTTTTTCGTGTGCCTCTTCCAATGCAACTAATCTCGGCTCAATAATTTGCATTACTTCGCTGATAATATCAGTTACTTCTTCTGGTGTAACTTCGTTTTCTACAGCTACATCATTTGTTGGAGTTTCGCTTTCGTTAGATAGCTTATTCCAAATTTTTTGCAACAAAGACTTTTCCTCTGTTACAACTTCTTGTGGTGTTTCTTCCATTTCTACTTCTTTTTGATTAATTAAATTATTTGGTACTAAAATTCCTTTATTGACAAATTGGTCTTTTGAGTAGTTTGTTACTTTTTTAGTTTCCCACTCATTGCCGACAAATCCGTACATTTTTGCTTCTGTATATGTAAGCCATTCTCCGTGACCTGCATTGCGTTCCATTAGTTCATCTATTACTATTTGCTGTACTCCAATATTTAAGTAAGCCTGGTTTAGTGCAGATTGCCATTTGTTAAGATCGTTAATTGCATCTTGCATATCGTTCTCATTTCCCTCTGCATAAGACATTACCTTGTGAACTAAAAATAGTCCAGTATTATCCATAAAAATGTTATCTACTGAACTTGCTGCACTACCTATAATTGTAGATGCTGATGCATTTGCACCTCTGTAATATGTATTTATTGTCGCACCACTATTCTTTAGTAGTGAATATATAGCCAAAGCGTGTGATACATCACCGCCTAAACTCTCCATTGTCAAATTGATCACCTCAACATCTAACTCTTGCAAGGCTTTTATTTCTTTTGCCTTTACTTCGCTTGTGTTCTTTTGGTAATCCTCAAAATTATCTGCCCAAACGTTGTAACCAATGTCACCAAATATCTCTATATCTGCAACTTTGTCTTTTTTCTTTACGTTTAAAAAAGGTGTAATTTTCATATCATACAAAAATACATCCTAAACCTTGCAATATTTACAAATAATATTTAGCTATAATATAGATTGAGATAATCTCTCAGAATACAACATACCTCGTAGTACTCCATACGTTCATAAAAAGCAAGATACTCTCTAATGTACTCTTCTTCTTCTTCATCCAACCATTCCATTATATCTTCCTTAGTCATAAGTAGAATAATGCTGTTGTCAAATAGGTTAACGCTGTTCACGAGTTAGTAATTAAATAGATTGCCCTCAAGCTATAGCCATACTTCCTGGCTAACTTGTTGCGAATGTCTAACACACTAATGCGACCAGTATTTTGATTGTCAAAATCTGCTTTGATCGTGCGCTTAATGGACTCTCTATTAAGCAATCCTTTGTCGGCTGCTTCTAATGCCTCTTTAATATGTTCTTGCTGACTCAACGTTGTTTACTTTATTTTGTAAGTTACTAAAATCCTGCTCTACATTTACTACCTGCACACCTCTATTTTCATTAACGCTTACCAATTCGCTTACTCCGTCGCTTACTTGTTGGCTTATGCTTGATGATGTTACTGGTGCTACATATCCACCCTCTGCAAACATCTTTGGTAACTGCAAGTTATTTAAAGCATTCATAAAAGGCAAACCATAATGCTCTACAGCTTTGGTTTTGTGGATAAATTCACCACCTTCAGCCTCAAACCCACCTCTTCCAGCTACAGTAAAAGGTACACCACCTTGTGCGTGACTATTGCCTTGTATTACTCCACCTTCTGCAAACTTCTGTGCTTTGATTTGTTGAATGTTTGCCGAGTATGTTCCAGTTAATATACCTGCGTTAATTGCACCAACTATTGGACCAGCAATTGGTCCTAATCTTAGTGCTTGTGCAAATGCTTGTATTAAACCTTCAAAGTAAGACATTGTTGCACTTGCAATATCCATCTTTTTCTGCTGTTTAAATGCTTGTTTTCTTACTTTAGTTTTTTGCTTCTCTGCTGCTTCTTCACTTATAACACCACTTTCTACTTGTTTGTCAATCGCAGCTATTCTTTCATCTGTACGAGTTTGTAGATTTTGTGATGCTATGGCTAAAATTTGGTCTATTGCACCTATGGCAAATGAAAAACTGCTTATAATTTTTTCAGTTTTTTCTTCGTCTAAGTCTAATTTATCTCCTAATGTATTTCCTTCTTCATCTTGTCCTGCATCACCAATTATTTTATTTATTTTTTCTATTTCAACACCTGCTTCAAGTAATCTTTTTCTTAAATCGGCTAAATCTTCTTTGCTTAGTAATGCATCTGCTATTCCACCATCTGCACTTGCTTCTAAATCCGATGTACTCTGCAATAATATTTGCTCTAATTGCTGTGCTAAAGTCTTAGCTTCTTCTAATCTTTCTAAATTACGTTCTTTTGTTAGTCTTTGTTGCTCTTCTTCGTTTCCTTGAGCAGCATTTAATTGTTTTAAAAATTCTTTTTCTTTTTCTAATGATAATAAAGCAGCAGCATCTTCTTCATTTTTAATTCTGTCCTCAATAGCTTTTAAGGCTAACTCTTGACTTTCTTTAATTGCATCTTGCTCTAACTTTGCTACATCCTGGTTATATTTATCTATAATGGCTTTTTTTGCATCTGCTTCTGTTTGAGTTAATTCCTTTCCCTTTTTACTAAGTTCAAGTTCTTCTAATAATTTCTTTTTCTCAAAATCTAAAGTTTCTTTTTCAGTTCTTAATATCTCATCTAACTTTGCTAATCTTTCTTCATCTTGCACTGCTTTCTCATCACTTGCAGTTTGACTATCTGTGATTGCTTTTTCTTGTCCAGTTGCTATAGCTTGTTGAATAATGTTACGTTTATTTTGTGCAGTTGTTAAAACTTCTTCAGATGCTGCTATTGCATTGTTGTTAGATATTAATGCATCTGCAATTTCTTGTACATCTTCTACAGTTGTTTCGCTAATTCCAATATTTAAAAGTTCGTTAAATATTTCTACATCATCTTGACTGTCTATAAATGCTTGTTTAACTGCATTAATATTATCTATATTATCCTCAAAAGTTCCTTCTAATTGCAAAGCATTTAAAAGCTGTTGGTTAGCTAAATCGTTTTCTATTTTAATCTGTTCTTTTTCTAAATCTAAAACTTTATTTGCAGCAGCTAATCTAACTTCAAGAGATTGGTTTGTATCTTCTGCTAATCTATTCTGCTCTTTTATTTGTTTGTTAACTTCTGACCTGGCAACAGATGCTGCAATTTCTCTTTTTTCTAATGCTATTAGTTTGTTCTCTAACTCAGTAACTAACTCAACTTCTCTTTGTATTTCATCACCTATGCCTTTAAATGATTCTTGCATATCTTCAAAGCCACCAGAAAAATCACCGCTAAATATTTTAGCTATACCACCACCAAAACTACTTAATCTATCTGTTAAAACATCCATCGTAGCACCAAGTCCAGACATTACCTTTCTTAATACTTCTGCGCCTTTTTGTGTTTGGGTAAAAAAAGCAACTAAGCTACCTATTGCTACAACAAATGCACCTATACCAGTCGCAATCAAAGCTAATTTAAAAACATTCATTGCTACCTTACCTGCGATCGTAGCAACGTTTAATGCTTTTTGTGCAGCAGTCATTCCTTTGGTAGATGCCTCTTGTGATTTTATTACACTATCTGTAATAACTAAATTTTGAATTAAGCCAGTAGTAGTGTCTTTTGTTGCTTGGTAAGAATCTTTTAAGCCATTTAGGCTTACTCCAAATATTTCAGTATTTCCAAATGCCTCTCTAATTGATTCAGTATAGTTACCTACGTTTCTTCGGTTATCTCCGACTGCACTTTCATTTTCTTTTAACTTCTCTGTAAGGTCTAAAATGTTTTTACCCATTTCTTCTCCTGCTTCAGTATTTTCTCTTTCTTCTTGACTAAGCGTGTTGTATTGTTTAGTTAAGACTGCTAATTGCGCCTTTAAACGTTCATTGCTGCCTAAACTTCCATCTGTGGCAGTTTTAAAGTTTTGAACTTCTTTAACTGCTGCTCGACGTTCTGTATTTGTTTTGCTTAATTCATCTTTTTGACCAGCTAATTGTACTTTACTATTCTTAATTGAATTATTAAGTTCTTTTTCTTTTTTTATTTGCTCATCAGTTAAATCAGCACCCAATTCTCTCGCCTTTGCAAATAAAGCTAACTCTTTTTCAAAGGATTTAATTTCATCCTTAGTATCTTTTATTGCATCTTGCTGTTCAATCTGAGCCTTAGTTAAATCATCCAAACCTTTTTGCGCTTTGTCAAATCCTTTTAACTTTATATCTATTATTACTTCTTCTGCCATTACTTCATTATTAATTTAGCTTTAACTAATTTCTTTATTATATCGTAATTCCATTCTACGATCTTGTACACCTGGTTATTAAAAATGTACTCAGTTCTATTATTTACTATCGTGCCTAATTCATCTCTAAATATAACCTCTATTATCTTGTTATTTTTCTTTTGGTTTAAGGTGTTTAAAAATAACTTGTCCCACGTTTTAGCAAACGTGACTGGTAAACTCCAATTTAGATAGGCAGGTACAGATGTTGTTGATGCATCAGCATTTGTATATGTAAAAGTATCAACTCCATTAAATCCTGCATCTTGATACTTATACCTACAAGATAAATTATTCTCCCAAGTTTCAGAATATGCGCCAGGCGAACTGGTTTGCACAGATAATTTATTTATGTAGCTTGAGCCATCAAAATAAGCTGTAAAAAAGCTATCTATTTTTTCTACTCTACTATTATTGAATGAATTTAATTTATAGTAAAAACTACCAAATTTTTGATATTCAAAAATAGCAGTAGATGTTACATAATCCGTTTCATTTATTTGTTGGTTTAAATGAATCAAATCTGCTTGTAAATACTCTATATTGGTACTTGTGCTTTCTTGCGCAATATTAGTCAAATCGTATTGGCTTGTCGCTATGCTTGGCAATGTTGCTGGGCTGCTTCCTACTGGCTCTGTGCCTTCATCTTGTAGTTCTATGTAGGCAGTTGTACCATCTATATCTAAAACTAAGTTTAAATCATTTAACACACCTTTTAAAAACTCTAACTGATTTTGCTTTCCAATATAATCACCTATCCAAACAGTATCGGTTAGCACTCTGTTATCGTTGCTTATATTAAACTCTGTACAAGTTAAACTTGAACCAGTATAATCAATAGTGCCAAGAGGAGAATTGCCATTTACTTTGACCATTATATTAATCTCGTGAGTTGCTAAGAATGTAGCACTTATTTCTGTTTCAAAATAGTTTGTGCCTTCTTGTAGTAATCCACTTGTATTTTCAATTTCTTGATTGTCCCAAACTATACCAGTAGGAAAGATTGGATTAAAAACTATTACAACTATTTGAGCAGTTTCTATGTTTGCATTTCCTTGATATTCAAAAACTCCACTTAATTTTATTTTGTCGCAGTCATTAACAATTTGATATGCATCGCCGTTATTAACAAAAGCTATATTAGGAGTAGGAGTAATTACGTTTATAGAGTTGTTACCACTTGCTGGAGTTCCTAAACCAAATCCGTGAAAGTAATTTGAGCCACTTCCAGATGGCAATATATTTGTACCTCCACTAAATGAGTTATTGCTTAATATATCATCGGCACTACCAAAATTGGAATAATCAATCGCTTGTCCAAAATCACTATCAAAAAAATTGCTTACTAAATCATAGCCTTCATCCTTAAACATTTTGTGTAGCATAGAACGTACTGTAAAATATGGCGCTACCGTATCTTTGTTTAATGTTCCTGCATCACTCAAAGATTTTAAAAAACCACTACCGAAATGAAATTGCACATCTTCTCCAAGTGTTGTACCACTTACAAAATTAGATAGCTTAGTTCTTATTGTTGCATCGGTCAAGGCAAACCTATTATTAGTGTCTATCAAGTTTTTTAATGGCTTGGCTTTTAACCTACCTATCACATCATTGTTTGCGCCCATAAACAAACACTTAAAATTGTCCTGGTCATAACCTTGTACATATAGCACTCCTTGACTAAAAACGTTTCCCTCAAGCGTTATAAACGCAGAGCCACTTGTTGTAAGTTCTGAGCCTTCCGTTGTGATGTTGCCAAAAGCTAACTCATTCTTAGCTGTTCTCGGCAAGTTAAATTGTGTGCTTGATGTTCCAGTCCTATCAGTTAAGTTATCTATCTTAGTTAACCCACCTTTTATGATCAAAGACTGTAACGTATCTGCTCGGTAATCAAGTTCTATTCCGTTGTAAGTGATCATATAAAACTCGGCTTAGTTTGCGCTTTTCTGTACTTAAAATTAAATTCTACTCCTCTTGATTTTATTGCCATTTTAAACCCACCATCTAAAACGTTTATAGGTACAAGTTCTCCGTTATCTACTACCCATTGTAATGGGCTTGATACAAAGTCTTGTAACTCTCCCATATGTTTAGTTGGAAAAAATTGACCTCTTACCTCGTAATCCTCCAAGATGTCCTGGTTTATCTTTACGTTATTAGCAGATGTGTTAAAGTAGTTTGTATTGCCAGTATGCGTATATCCACCTACTCTGTAAGAATCACTTTTTGTATTGATGCTTTCGTAATTGTAGGTTTGAAATTTAATATTTTCTTTTACTCCATATTTATTGATGAATACAAACTCTTCAACGTTGCATCTGTCCTCAAAATAAAAATACATATCTCCAAGTCCTGCGTGACTTGCTCTAAATCCACTAAGTTTTAAAAATATTCCGCCAGCTGGAGGAATAAACCCATTTGCAAGAATAAAAGTTCTGTTCAAAGGCACACTAATTAGCTTATTTGTGTAGCTTGATATGTTTATTTCAGCAATTTGTAAAGGTGTAGATGATTGATTTGGCTTATTTACGTTGTATGTTGTTATGCTAATCTGTGGACTTTGAGCAAACACTACACACCTATCATATGCACCTTGAAATTTAGGCGCAAAATCACCACCACTTAACTCAGAGCCAAAAAGCATACCCTTTCTGTTTATACCATCGTTAGCAGTTTGATCATTTAAATATCTTAATCCATCAATATTAGCAAACGCATAAAACTCATTGCTTGTTACATCTGGCTGAGAGTTTATTGTATCCTTAACTACTACCTCAAATTTACCATATAAGTCAGTTAATTCTTCTATGGCTGTTGTACTATACCCTTGAGTAGTTAATACGTTAAAAATGCTCTTTAAATAGCTTGATGCATCAAATGTATATGTGTTGTTTATGTTGGCTGCAACGTAGTTAGGCACATTCGGTATTGCTGCACCTGCGCTTGTCCTTAAACTAAAGGTAAGGTGTGCAGGATTGTTCGCAGTTTCTGTCGCTACAAATTTAACTGGCAAGTATGCAGAATATAATCCATCTGCTGTCGGTTGGTCTGTTATTACTATTGCCATATCTTAACTTGCTAATTCTACAATTATTTCATCACACAATGTGTCCATTGCTGCATTTGATGTTGATGCAGTAGTATCTAATTCTGATACCCAAGTAGTTCTTAAAGATGTTAAATTTCTACCAGTTAACCGCTTAGATTTTCCATTAATTGTAATCACACCTTCAGTTTGCGTATTTATATCACTTTTCTGTGAAAGTAATGCTTTGTAATTTTGCGCTTGTTGCAGCAAGGCAGTTGCTTTTGTTATTACTACATCTATATCCATTATCTTAATTTTAAAAGTTCTCCGACCAGCTTCTCTGCTTGTCTTGTTATTTCTGTCTTATTATCATCAATCACTTTTTCAATGATATGTAAATCTTCTTCCTTTGTGCTTGAGCCACTATTATAAAGTTTTCTTTGTATGGCTGATGCAGGAGGAAACGAGCCACCATATCTTGCACTCTTGTTATTTATCCATTCTCGTATATCTTCAAGGTCAACTAATGTACCAGGCTTAACTCCTTCGTTTATTTCTTCCCAATAATCTACACCATAAATAAGCAAATGCCCATCCTTTAATTCCTCTCTAAGCGTTTCCACAGATTCACCACTTGCAGAACGCTTGTGAAATTCCATCTTGTCCTTAATCTGCTTTTTTAAAAAGTCACCTAAACTGCTCACACCTCAAAGTCTTTTAATCTTTCATTTACTCTTACCATTAGATTGTCATAGCTTTCGTAGTTAAGATTTTCTACTTTTATACAATCAAGTAACAGACCAAATTTAGCATCTTTAGTTTCTAATAATACATCTACTGCAATCGTGCTTTTAGACACTTGTAATTGTATAGTATTTTCATTTGCCGATACTATTGGGTTTGTTATTTCTACCTTAAATTGTTCAAATTTATATGTTGCCATTTCTCTTTATTTTTAACTTAATGTTGTTCCAGTAACTGTAAATGTTCTTGTTAATAATGCTCTAAGATTAGTTGTTTTGGATTGCCTAATAAGACCCTCAACAGTACTTGTTCGGTATGTAATTGCCTGTGTAGACGAATTTATAACATTGCTTGTACTTGTCCAAAATTCATCAGTACGATTAAAAGGAGAATAATTATATGCATCCTCACAACTAAACACAGCAGACGCTTCTTGATAATTTGCCAAGTACCACCCAGTAAAAGAAGAGCAAGTGTAAGGACTATTACTCATCCAATCTGCCCAATTTCTCGGAAAAGCATAGCTACTATGGTTGCTAAAACAATAACCCAAGACATCACTCCCACCATCCCAAGATGACCAATCAATAATAATGTTGTTAGTGTATGTTTGCCCACCTAATTCATCTGTAAACCTATCAGTTCCACCAAAAGGATTATTATAAGGTATAGTATTAAAATTAGTTAATCTACCTCTTTGCAAATCTCCATCATCATTAGTTGCATAGCTTGTGGTTTGCCCAGTTTTTAAAGGCATTAAACCTTTATTACCTCCTACAACAGCATCTAAAATAGTAATTGTATTACCACTTAATGATACTGGAGTAATCGTTGTTCCGCTTACATCCTTTAAAAGTATATCTTGGTCTTTCTTACTTGGCTTTGTTATAAATGCTGCGCTATTAACTGTAATAGCTTCGTCTGGTATGTCAACGTTCAGCATACTTGGGCTTGTTGCACTATAGCTATTATCTGAATTGCTTACAGTAATGTCTGCTAAATCTACATTCTTAACACTTGGGCTTGTTGTTGTAAAACTGTTATTGCTATTGCTTAATGTTATGTCTGGTAAAGCTAATGTTCCACCACTTGCAACGGATGCCGTATAGCTGCTATCCGAATTGTTAACCGATGCATCTGCTGCTACTGGCTGATTTACCACAATATCGTATCCAGTAAATGCCGCAGTTATATCATCACCATTTTGATTCTTTAGCGTTAGTTGTAAATCTACATTACACGCTTGTGTGTATTTTAAAACGCTATTAAAATAAACCTTAACTTCATCTGCTGTTGGTGCTATCTCTTCTGGCTCAACACAAAAATCACGCTTTATTGAGATGTTTACCCTAAACTCCATTGTAAGGAAAGCGTTAATGCTCAACCTTTCTGCGATCGGAATTTCTTCTGTGCTTAAAACCTCTAAAAAGTCAGATCCACTTTCAAATGGCATTGCTTGTAGCCAGGTATAAAAGAAAGTTCTTAACGCATCTTGTTGCGTCACTATATAGTCACGCTGGTAATCTGCCGTTTCCGTTTTAACGCTATCTGGAAACTCTGTAAGCAGGTAAATATTAAGGCTCATTTCCGTACCTACCTCATCAAAATTGTTAGTTTCTCCACTATATCGCCAAGCCAAACAAGGCATTGTCTGATTTAGTAGTTCGTTAACATCAAATAATGTTTCAATCTCTGTGTAGGTAAGGCTGTTTGCTATTGCTTTGGTGCGTATTCTATCTCTTAGGCTTAATAGATTCATATCTTGGTAAATTTAACTAATTAAAATTGCAAATATTACAACAAAAATAAGGCATAAATAAAATTAATTTAAAAAAACTTTACTTTTTTAGGTTAAAAATTTTGTAGTT